GGCGCTTTCTGGTGTTGGCGGTGCGCTTACTGCAACCACTACGGGGGTGGTGACTGCAGCAACATCGGGCACTGTGAATTTCACGGTTGATGGTTTCTTTGAGGTTACTACGGCGGGGACGATTATCCCCTCTATCGGCTTGGCAACAGCTGCGGCGGCTTCTGTCTCGGCAAGTAGTTCATTCTTCATTCAGCAAGTATCAGCCAAAACTGGTATGACATCTGTGGGGCCGTGGTCATGATTGATCCTATCGTCAAAGCTAAGATCGAAAATGGCATTGTGGTGGAAGCATTTCTCCTATGGGAAATTCCGCCGCATCTGGAAAATTGGGTCACAGCGCCGCTGGAAGTCGGGCCGGACTGGACCTATGACGGGACGACATTTTCTCCACCATCCGAGGGGTAAATGAGTGCTTGGGTTCTATCCACTCGCATCTGCACCGCTCGGGGATGATGGCGGATCGGCTAACTTAATTGTCGGCACAGCCTCTGGCACCCTTGACCTGACCGGCGCAGCCGAAGGCACGGTTACAACCGGTGTTGGTTCGGTCACCGGCACTGCCGCGGGCACCCTACCTCTGACCGGCGCAGCCTCGGGCGCAGCGCTCATCACCGGCACTGCCGCGGGCACCCTACCTCTGACCGGCGCAGCCTCGGGCGCAGCGCTCATCACCGGCACAACAGCAGGCACCCTTGACCTAATTGGTGCAGCCTCGGGCGCAGCGCTCATCTCCGGCACAACAGCAGGAAGCCTACCGCTGATCGGCGCAGCCGATGGCACCGTGACAGACACGGCAGGGTCAATCACCGGCACCGCCGCAGGCAGTCTACCGCTGACCGGCACGGCCTCGGGTGCGGCACTCATCACCGGCATCTCCGCAGGAAGCCTACCGCTGATCGGCACGGCCTCGGGCGCAGCGCGCATCATCGGCACCGCCGCAGGCAGTCTACCGCTGACCGGCACAGCCTCGGGCGCGGCGCGCATCACCGGCGCAGCCACAGGTATCCTGCCACTGACTGGTTCTGCATCGGGTGCGGCACTCATCACCGGCATCGCCGCAGGCAGTCTACCGCTGACAGGCACGGCCTCGGGCGCAGCGCGCATCATCGGCGCAGCCACAGGTATCCTGCCACTGACTGGCGCAGCAACGGGGCTTCGCACATCCCGCAGTCGTGTCGTGCGCCTCGGTGTTGACAGCGAAACCGAGGTGATGCTTTTCTCCGGTGCAGGAACAGATATTTTGGTCTATACAGGCGGGGAAACGGGCGCGGTGCTTTCTTCCGGCGACGGGACGGACGTGCTATTGTTGTCCGGTGGCGAAACATCGGTAACGCTGATGCAAGGGGTCTGACATGTCGAAATTCATCATCAAGCGCAACGACACGTCGCCTGTGCTGGAAGCGCGTTTGCTGGGTAAAACGCAACAGCCTGTGCCGATCACCGGTGCCACTGTCGTGTTCAACATGCGCAGTGCCTCTGGCGCTGTGGTCATCAATCGGGCCGCCGTGACCGTGGTTGACGCTGATGCGGGGCTTGTGCGTTATAACTGGACCGCCGCCAACACGGCCCGGAGCGGAACGTATCACGCCGAGTTTGAAGTGACCTTTGCGGACGGTAAGGTCGAGACGTTCCCGAAATCGGAGAACGCGATTTCCAACTTCATCACCATCGTCGTGCCCGAAGATGTTGCATAAGTTTGTCGAACACACCGACGGGAAACTCTATATCAGCGCCGACGCGGCAGCGCTGATGTGCGGAACGACGCGCATGACTATGCTGAACTGGCGCAAGCAGGAAAACCCGCCACCCTATAACGACGACATCAACATGTATCCCCTCGCCGAACTTGGTGTGTGGTCAAGAACGGAATTGCTGTTCAAGAAGGGCAAGGGCGGCGCCTATCCACATCTGCCCGACATGTCCCGTATTCCGGGTCGGGCGACCATGCCCTCGATGGGAAAGCAACCGGCGCGACTTGACAAGCATGACGCCGAGATCCGGCTGAAAACGCTCCAAGCCGACAAAGTGGAGATGGAGTTGCAACAGGCCGCGGGTGAGTTGATTCCAGTGGCCGACGTGACACATGCCCTGACCAACATGGTCATGCGTGTCAAAACGCGCCTCTTGAAAATTCCAACCGCCATCGCTCCGCTTGTTGTGGGGTTGACCGATGTGTATGGTGTCCAAGAACGCCTTGAAGATGGTGTCCGCGAAGCATTGGACGAATTGTCCGAGGATTGGCGCGACGGGCAAACCGAAACTGACGGAGACGAATGATGGAAGTGGTCGATGCGGTCATGAAATGGATCATTGCACCCGTGGCGGGTTTCGTTTGGCTGATGTATCGCACCCAACAAATTCATCAGACGGAGATTGCCGTCTTGAAGGCCACAACGGCCACGAACAAGGAAGCGCACGACCGCGAATTCAAGGAAATGCGCGACAGTTTCAAAGCCGTCTTTGACAAGTTGAACAGCATCGAAGCCGCATTGAGGAAGTAATCATGGACAACAAAGCGATATACGACGTTGCCAGCGAATATATTGGTTTGGCAGAAGTTCCGGGCGCGAAACACAACGCGAAAATCGTCAAGATGTATGCCGACACCGGCAACGGTTGGGTGACGGATGATGAAACGCCATGGTGCGCCGCTTTCGTCGGATCTGTGCTGGCACAGTGCGGTATCCAAGGCACCGGCAAACTGAACGCCCGCTCCTATCTGACTTGGGGGCAGAAGGTCGATCTGAAAGACGCGCAGAAGGGGGATGTGGTCATCCTGTCGCGCGGCAACAGCAAAACTCAGGGCCATGTCGGTTTCTTCTCGGGCTGGCAAACCAACGGCAGCGTTTTGCTGTTGGGTGGCAACCAAGGCGACAAGGTGTCAACCGCGCCGTTTGGCGTGTCGCGTGTGTTGGGTGTGCGCCGCGCTCCGGCCCGCCCTGCCAAAGTCCGCACCAATGCGACCCAATCCACCACGGTGCGCGCCTCGGCGCTGCAAATCGCCTCGGGTGCCGGAGCGGGCATCACCGCCGTCAGCGCGCTGGATGGCACCGCGCAGATCGTCGCGCTGGCCTTTGCTGGTGTGGTCATCCTTGCTGCGGCATGGGTCATGCGGGAACGCCTGCGCCGTTGGGCGGCAGGTGACAAATGATCCGGCTGGTCAAGATGTGGTCCGCCGCACTTGCGCTTGTTGTCGCAGCATTGTTGGCAAGCTGGTTTGGCGGCAAGAAGTCGGCCAAGACAAAGGGGCTTGAGGGATATGTCAAAACACGCGAACGGATGGATGATGTTGGGCGTCTGTCTGACGCTGACGCTGCCGCTGAGTGGCTGCGTGAACGCGGTAAGCGGTAATGCGATCTGCTCCGGGACCGAATCGGCGCGGACGGAACATGCGGCGGCTTTGGCGGATGATGGCGGGCCGGTTTCGGTGGTCACGGGCGCGCGGCTGATCCAGCTTATTGACGCAGGGTGTGATGCCAACCTTTAATTTCGCTTCTGTCGCAGACATCATGTCAAGCGTGATGCCTGCGTTCAGACCACCACCGGACATCACCGTCTCTGAATGGTCTGACAGGTATCGTCGCCTGTCGGCCGAATCGTCTGCATCGCCCGGTCGGTTCCGCACCGAAATGGTCGAATACATGCGTGAGCCGATGGATATGGTCGGCAAACCGGGTGTGCGCCGCATCACGCTGATGACTTCGGCGCAGGTCGGCAAATCCACAGTGATTGAGAACGTGATCGGGTATTTCATCCACCAAGATCCGTGTCCGATCCTGCACGTCTCGCCCACCCTCGACAGCATGAAGATGTTCTCAAAGGAACGTCTCGCACCGATGATCCGCGACACTCCGGCCTTGCGCGGTATTGTCAGGGACGCCCGCACGCGCGACAGCGGCAATACTCTGGCCTCCAAGACCTTCCCCGGCGGCCACATCGCCATGGTTGGTTCCAACGCTCCTGCGGGCCTTGCCTCACGCCCCATCCGCGTTGTGGTGGCCGATGAGGTGGACCGCTTTGAATCCTCGGCCGGGACCGAGGGCGACCCCATCAACCTTGCCGTCAAGCGGACCACGACGTTCTGGAACCGGGTCATCATCTTTGTCTCGACGCCGGGGAACAAATCCACAAGTCGGATTGAGCCGGAGTTCCTGCGATCTGATCAACGGTATCGCTGGTGCGCCTGCCCGCAGTGCGGTGAGATGCAGAAGCTGGCGTGGGCACAAGTGCGTTGGGAGGAAGGCCAGCCCGATACGGCACATTACGTCTGCGAACACAACGGCTGCGTCTGGGATGATCAGGACCGGCGGCAGGCCGTGCGCAACGGCGAGTGGCGGGCCGAGAAGCCCTTCAACGGCAACGTCGGGTATCACCTGTCGCAGCTTTACAGCCCGTTTGCACCGCTGGCCGATGGGGTGCGCGACTTCATTGATTCCAAAGACAACCCGCAACTGCTCAAGACGTGGGTCAACACATTCCTCGGCGAGACGTGGGAGGAAAAGGGCCGTCGCTTGGAATGGTCCGATCTGATGGACCACCGGGAAGATTACGACACGCGCGACAATATCCCCGAGGAAATCACCCTGATAACTGGGGCTGTGGACATCCAAGATGACCGCGCCGAAGTCGAATTTGTCGGCTGGGGCGACGATCACCAATCATGGTCCCTCGGGTATCACAAGGTCTACGGCGACCCATCAACGCCTGAGTTTTGGCAGGACTTGAAGGACGTTCTCAGCGAGACGTTCATCCACCCACTGTTCGGTGAGATGGCGCCGCGGTCCATCGCAATCGACTCTGGCGGTCACTACACCACAAGTGTCTATAAATTCACCCAGCTTGTGCCGCGCTGCGTTGCGATCAAGGGTGTCTCGGGTGCAGGCAAACCGATGGTCGGTCGGCCGCTCAAAAACACCCTCGGCAATGCCAGAGTGCTGCCGCTCGGCGTTGACACGATCAAGGAAGTGGTTGTCGCGCGGTTGAAGATCAGCGACCCGGATGCGGCAGGGTATAATCGCTTCCCGGCACACTACGACGACGATTATTTCCGCGGCATGACGGCCGAGGAATTGAAGACCACATACTTCAAGGGGTTTGCCAAGAACGAATGGGTGAAGATCCGGCCCCGGAACGAACCATTCGACTTGCGCGTCTATAACACGGCGGCGTTGGAGATGTTGCAGGTCGATCTGAACGCGCAACGGCGCGAAGCGTTGCGCCGCACAGCGAAACCTGCTACTCAGGTGACTGAGAAAGTCGCAAAAGCGGCAAAACCCGGTCGTCCCCAATCGTCGTGGGCAAACAGGTGGAAGAATGGCTGATCCGTTTGACACTGGCAACTTGCCGACCACTGAACCAGAATCTGTCGTCGCCGGGTCGTATGTCGCGTGGCAGCGCACCCTTGATCTGGACAGCACGCTCTATTCCGTCGCTTATCGCTTGACACCGACTGCGGGCGGCGCTGCGGTGACGCTTGCTGGTGTGGCAGTTGACGGTGGGGCGGCGTGGAAGTTCACCGCGCTGTCGGCTGTGACAACCGCGTGGCGCGAGGGCGACTATCGGTGGGACATCATCGTCACGCGACTGAGTGACAGCGAGACGGCCCTGACCGAGACGGGCGTGTTGCGGGTGTTCGCTTCGACCGCTGATCGACGCACCCATGCCGAGGTCATGCTGGCCAAGATTGAATCCTTGCTGGCGGGCCGCGCCGACTCGGATGTGGACAACTACAGCATCAAGAACCGTTCGATCAGCAAAATGCCGGTCAAAGACCTGATTGAATGGCGTGACTACTACCGGGCCGAGATTGCGCGGACGGGCGGGTCGTCATCTTCCGGTGGGCGGCCCAAGAACAACACCATTCGCGTGAGGTGGATCTGATGTTTGGCTTCCTGTCTCGGAGCAAGAAACCCACACCCGCCCCCGCGGTGGTGACGAAGCGCCGCAGCTACATGGCTGCACAGAATGTTGCGCGTTACGGTGACATCACCGCCAGCCGCGGCAGCGCCGACTATGAATTGGCCAACAGTCTCGCCGAGGTGCGCGCCAAAGCGCGTTTCCTTGCCCGCAACAGCGGGTCCATGAAGCGATACATCCAGTTGATGAAAGTCAACATCGTCGGCCCGGAAGGGTTCCGCTTGCAGTCGCGCGTCAAGATGCTGGACGGCAAGATGGACGTGTCGCTGAACAAGCGCGTGGAAGCGGCGTGGTCCATGTGGTGCAAGGCACCGACGGTCTGCGGTCAGATGACCATGGTTGACCTGTTGAAACAGGCCGTTGCGACGTGGTGCCGCGATGGCGAAGTGATCTGGGAAGTCGTTTATTCGTCGGAATACCGCGATGGTGTGGCCATCAACCCCATCGAAGGCGACCAGCTTGACGAGACGCTGAACCGCACTCACCCGGCGACCGGCAACAACATTCGTATGGGTGTCGAAATCAACCGCTTCGGTCGGCCAGTGGCATATCACTTGCTGACATCGCACCCCGGCGATTTGGTCTGGTATGCTGATGACAGCAACCGTCGGTATCGTCGTGTGCCTGCGAACCAGATTATCCACATCTTCGAGAAAGACCGCCCCGGTCAGACCCGAGGCGAACCGCCTGCCGCTGCCGCGATTCAGCCCGTCAAGATGCTGGACGGCTACCGTGAAGCCGAAACCATGGGCCGCCGCCTGCGCGCCGCTCTCATGGGGTTCTTCACGCGCGAACTGCCGAAGATCGAAGGTCTGAGCGAACTTGCTGATCGGAAAGACGACGAAGACGAAGTGTTCGAAATGGACATGGAACCGGGTCGCCTGAAACAGCTTCCCGACGGCATGAAGTTTGAGGAGTTCTCACCCTCCGGCGCAACGACCGATTACGCGCAGTTCGAAGGTCAGGTCAAAAAAGACCTTGCCATGTCGTTCGGCATCTCGGCGTTCTCGCACGGGATGGAAACGCAGGGTGTCAGCTATTCCACCGGCCGCTCGGTCCTGATCGAAGACCGCGACTACTACAAGGTGATGCAGAAGTTCTTCATTGAACACGGCACGCAGAAAATCTTTGATTTGTGGCTTGTCCGTCACGCACTGCAAGAATACAGCGCCGTGCCGCCGACCCGGATCGACATTTTGCTGACCAGCTATGTGTTCCGGCCGCGCGGTTGGGATTGGGTTGATCCGTCAAAAGACGTTAAAGCCAACACCGAAGCGTTGCGCACCAATCAAACATCGCTGTCTCGGATTGCAGCGGCGCGGGGCATGGACCGCGACGAATTGCTGGATGAGATTTACGAGGATCAACAGGCCGCACAACTGCGGGGTTTGACGCTTGATTACAGTGATGGTAAAAGCGATGTAACGGCACAAGGGGCTGACGCAAATGCTGACCAACCGCAGTAACACTCTGGCCGACCGCGTTCGGGCAAATGAGGACGGGACGTATACGTTCCCGCTGTCGTCTGAAACGCCCTATCGGCGCTACGACGGTGAAGAAATTCTGGTTCACACCCCCGAGGCTGTGGACTTGACGTTCTTGAAAAGCGGCACCGCTCCGCTTCTGGACAGCCACAACCGCTATGACGGTTTGGAGAAACAACTCGGCGTCATCACTGACGCATGGTTGGAAGAACGCCGTCTCTATGTCACGGTGAAGTTCTCCAATCGTGAGGGCGCGCAGGAAATCAAGCGCGACGTGGATGACGGAATCATTCGCAACGTCTCTGTGGGCTATGATGTCCACAAGGTGGAGCGTGATGTTGATGCGGAATCTTACCGCGTCATCAAGTGGACGCCGAAGGAAGCGTCTTTCGTGTCGATCCCTGCCGACGAAACGGTCGGTGTGGGTCGTTCTGCAACAGCAAAGGAGGGCCAGATGGACCCGATCAAACAAGGGACGCCCTCCAACGGGGCGATGCCGGGTGTTCGCACCGACGAAGAACGTGGTGCCGCGATGGAAACCGCGATCAACGAAATCACCGCACTTGCAACGACCCACAACCTCGGCGATGTCGCACGCGACTTCATCCGCGGCTCCGTGAGCCGTGGCGAGGAGCCGTCGCTTGCTCTGTTCAAGGGCATCGTTCGCGCCAAGCTGCCGGAAGGCACGCCGCTGGTGAACGAGGAAATTGGCCTGACCGAAAAAGAAACCCGTCAGTTCTCGCTGCGGAAGTTCTTGCTGGCCACCTCGAACGACGCGACCGCGCAACAGGTTCGTGAAGCCGACTTCGAATTGAAGGCCGTTGACGCCGCTGGTGAAGCCCGCGTCGGCACGTTCCGCCTGCCCGCCGAACTGATGCGTTCGTGGGGTGACTTCGAAGTCTCGGGTATGCGCTCGACCGATCCGCGCGTCCGTGCCGCTCTGGCGACCTCGGGCAACGCCAACGTGCAGTCGACCGACCATCTGGCCAACCAGTTCATCTACAACCTGCGCAATCGCTTGGTTCTGGGTCAACTCGGTCTGACCATGCTGACCGGCCTTGACGGCAATGTGGACATCCCCGGTGGCAACGCCAACGTGGCCGCTGCATGGCTCGGCTCGGAAGATGCGAACGCTGCGGAATCGAACCCCTCGTTCCGCAAAATCTCGCTGGCGATCAAAGACTTGGCAGTCTACACCGACATGACCCGTCGGATGCTGTTGCAGTCCACGATTGACATCGAAATGTATGTTCGCGGCCAGATCCTCGATGCGATGGCTGCGGCTATCGACACCGCCGGTTTCTACGGTTCGGGTGCCGCTGGTCAGCCGACCGGCCTCAAGAACACCGCTGGTATCGGTTCGGTGACTTTCGCCGGGGTCTACCCGACCCGCGACGAAATCATCGACATGCGCACCGACATCGCCGTCACCAACCAGACCGGTTCGCCGGTGTTCGTTGGCAACAGCGAAATGGCTGGTGCCATGATGAAGACCAAGGTTGATGCCGGTTCGGGCCGCTTCCTGATGGAAACCGAGGGTCGTCTGACCACCGGCAACCGTTTCGAAGAAACCAACCAGATCACCTCGGGCGACCTGTTCGCGGGCGTCTGGTCGGACATGATCATGGGCACTTGGGGCACCCTCGAACTCGACCGTTCGACCGAAGCCAAGTTCCTGTCGGGTGGTCTGCGCCTGCGCGCGATCCAGTCGCTGGACTTCGGTGTCCGTCGCGTCGGTTCCTTCACCCTCGGCAACGACGGCGTGTAATCCAACGGCGCGGGGTTTCGGCCCCGCACCATCCCCGAGACGGGCTTTGCGGCCCGTCTCACTCTCAAACCTGATAGGTGAACAATGGCAAACAACCTCAAAGTGCTGCGCTCGATCCGTATCGGCGGCAAACATGTCGCGGCCGGGTCGGTCATCTCCAAGTCCGCGTTTGAATCGCGCGCCGATTGGGATGATCTGTGCAAGATGTCCCCGCCCAAGCTGGCGGAAACCGACGAAGCGATCAGCGGCGGCAAGACCAAAGCTGCCATGCCCGGTGGCAAGGAATAACCGGGATGCTGCGGGTCATCTTGGGGTTTATCTATCGGGATGACCCGATTGCAATTGGCACGATCCTGCCAAAGACGACGTTCCACGAGAACCATGTCTGGCAGGGTCTTGTCGCGTCGGGCCATCTTGAAGAATGGGATGAGGAAGATGCCGGGGAACTTTCTGACGACCGATCTGGTCAAGATCCTCAAGACTGAGGAACTGGCGTCCATGGCGCTCTACAAGGGCGCCCTCATCCTCGGCGTGTTTGACGTTGAAGACGTTGAAGCGCAGATGGCTGATGGCACTGTCCGCATCGTGCCGCAGTGCGTCTTCACGGGCCGGAGCGAAGATGTCGCGGGGCTGGTCGAAGGCGATGAAATCGTGATTGATGACGTGACGTATCTGGTCCGGTTCTGGATGGATGACGGCACAGGCATGATCGACGTTCATATGGAGAAAGTGTGATGGCGCACCTCCGCACTCAGATCCGGGACGCTTTCAAGGCCGCGCTGGTGGCGGCTCTTGGCGCTGATTACGACGTGTTCGCATCGCGCAAATACAAGCTGAACATGGTTGATCGGCCAATGGTCGATATGCGCTTTGCCTCTGTGGACATCACGGCGCAGACCATGGGCGATCTGCGGACCCACACGGGCAGCCTGTTCATCCGGGTGCAGCGGATGGCCACAGGGGACGACATTGATGATCTTCTGGATCAAGATGAGGTGAACGTCACGGCAGCGATTGAAGCCGTTGATTGGTCGTCTCTCTTGGAGGAAGACCCCGAATTGAAGGCCGTGTCTTGGGCCGACGACGCCGACGGAGAGGTTCCCATCGGTATGATTGTGTTGCGATACGACATAGAGTATCGTATCGCCAAGAATGATCCTGAAACCATGAGGTCTTGATATGGCTACGCGCAAGGGTAAGGAAGGCATCGTCAAAGTCGGCACGACCGTCGTTGGTGAAGTGAAGTCTTTCGAATTGGAAGTCACCGCAAACGAAGTGGACACGTCGGTTCTTGGCACCGACTGGACCAAGACGGATTCGACGCAGAAGTCGTGGTCTGGCACCATGGAAATGTTCTATGACCCCACTGACACCGGCCAGCAGGGCGTTGACGTTGGCGAGTTGGTCACGCTGTCGCTCTATTACGAGGGCAGCACCACGGGCCTCAAATTCGACACCGGTCAAGCGCTGATCACCAGCGTCTCCAAGTCGCAGTCGTTTGACGGCATGGTCAACCAGACTGTTGCGTTCACCGGCAACGGTGCGCTGACCGAATCGACGGTGGTATAACATGGGTCGTTTTTCTGACAATCTCCGCAAGGAAATTTCGTCCTACGCCGATGCGACGTGGACCGGTGAATTGGGTGGTCAACAGATCACCCTTGCCGCCGCGCCGTTGTCTACCAAGGACATGACGACCATTCGCCGCCAGCATCCTGACTTTCAGGTTAATCCTTCCCTTGCTGGTATGGTTGACTTGATCATCTTGAAGGCGCGTGACGACGCGGGCGAACCGGCGTTTGACCTGACCGACAAGCCGTTCCTCCTGCGTGTATCGGCCACCAAGATCGGCGAGATTTTCGGTGGTCTGTTCGGTGGTCAGTTTGACCCGGATGACGAAGCGGCGTTTGACGAACGTAAAAAAAAGTAAGGGACGACCCGGACAGATTTGTCTGTTTCGGGTTGGCGCACCGTCTCCACCTTGATCCTTGCGAGGTGGAGAATTGGCCCTTAGAAAAGATCCGTGACCAATTGGCATATCTGTCGGTGGTTGATGAAATGACGAGGACCAAATCATGATGAAGGGTGTCAACTTTCAGTTCACGGCGACGAACAAGGCCGCTCCGGCCATGCAGTCGTTCCAGAGCGGGTTGCGCGCCGTTCAAAAACAAACTGAACAGACCCGTGCCGGAAACGCATCTTGGATGAAATCCATGGACGCCAACCGCCGCACCATCCAACAGTTCGGGATGCAGATCAGCGACTTTGCGATTCAGGTTGGTAGCGGTCAGGGTGCAATGCTTGCGTTCGTGCAGCAGGCTCCGCAGATGTTGCAGTTCTTCGGCGCCGGGGGTGCCGCAGCCGCAGCCTTTGTGGCTATCTTCGGCACGATGGCGCTGGTGATGATGAAATCCGGTATGGCCATGAGCCAACTGACCCCAATCCTCGGCGTGCTAGAGGAAGACTTCAAGACGCTTGTCTCCGTCCTATCGTGGGTCAAGGAAGCGTTCATTGACACGATCAACCTGATCATCAACAACCTTGATACGCTTCTCATCGCAGCGGGCGGTTTCGCCATTTACTTCGGCGGTCCTTGGCTGTTGTCGATCATTGCCGGATCGGCCGCGATGACCGCGTTGCGAGGCGTCATGTTGGCCACAGTGTTGTCGTTCCAGTTGGCTGGCGCAGGCGCGGCAGCAATGACGCTGGCTACGTCGGTTCTCACGGGTGCGATGAACGTGCTGCGCGTTGCGCTGATGCGGTTGGGTATCCCGGCACTGATCATTGCCGCAGCATGGTTGATCGAACGTCTCATGACACTGCGTGAGAAAACCGGAAGCTGGGCCGAGGTCTTGAAGCTGTTGGGTGATGTGGCCAAGGGTGTTTGGACTGGCATTTGGGAAAGTGCGGGTGCAATTCCGCCTGCGCTTGCGGGTGTGTGGCAGACAATCGCCTCCGATTTTTACAACATGGTTTCCGACATCCTCTTTGCTTGGTCTGGTATGCTCAATTCAATGGGCAACGCTATTGAAAGCACTATGCCGGGTGTCGCAAACTCGCTGTGGTCCAGCGCCACCAGTGCCATGCAGTCATCTACTGAATGGGCTGAATCGGCAAACGGTGCCGCACGGGACGCCGCAGCGAGTTTCAAGACCGCTGGCGAGGTCGTCACGAAAGCATGGGCGCCTGCCGCAGCGGCGTTGCAGAAGATCAAGGACATTCTTGGAACAGATACTCAGATCGACGTGCGCGATTGGTTCGGTGGCGATGCCGCAGGCGGTGACGGTGCGGGCGGAAATCTGGAAAAGCTGGCCAAATCGCTCGAAGACGTAAAGAAACTCTATGGTCAAACGATCATGCAGTTTGAAGCACTCGGGCCGCTGGGTGCGCCCGGTATCGCACAGCTTCACCAGATGTGGGCGAAGTTCGTTCAGGACATGAAGACCACCAGCAACCCGGCCGGGGTGATTGAGCAATTCAAGAACGCCTTGGGTGAGGCTGGGAAGCAAGCGCAGCAGCTTTACGACGCGGTGCGTTCGCCTTTGGAAGACATGTTTATGAGCATGGTGGACGGCACCAAGTCGATCAAGGATGCGTTCAAGTCCATGGCCGGGGCCGTCATCAAGGAACTGTTCCGCATCATGGTGGTGCAGAAGCTGGTCAATTCGATCCTCGGTTTCTTCGGTATCAGCAACCCAACCGCTGCCGCTCCCCCTGTGGCTGTCACCAGCTATGCGGGCGGCGGCTATACCGGCTACGGTGCGCGCTCGGGCGGTGTTGACGGCAAGGGTGGTTTCCCGGCGTTGCTGCACCCCAACGAAACGGTTGTGGATCATACCATGGGTCAGGGTTCCGGCGGTGTGGTCGTCAACCAGACCATCAGCTTCGGTTCCGGCGTAACGCGGGCCGAGGTGCAGAGCATGATCCCGAAGATCGTGGACGCAACGAAAGCCGCTGTCCTTGACGCACGCAAGCGCGGCGGATCGTATGGGAGTGCCTTTGCATGAGTGTGACCTATCCTCTGGCCTTGCCCGCACACACCGGCATCGCATCGGTCGGGTTCCGCATGGTCAACACCAACGCGGTATCCGAATCGCCGTTCACCGGGGTGCAACAGGTGCAGGGCTATGCGCGGCAGCGGTGGGAAGTGGACGTTACGCTTCCCCCGCTCAAGCACGCTGACGCCGTGTCGTGGATTGCGTTCCTCGCGGCGCTCCGGGGCCGTTACGGCACGTTCACCATGGGCGACCCGATGGCCACAACGCCGAGGGGAACGGCAACCGCAGCAACCGTCTCTGGTGACGCAGGTAGCGCTTCTGTGGCAGTCACCATGACCGGCACGCTTCTGGCCGGGGATTACATCCAGATCGGCACGGGCCTGCACCGTGTCTTGGTGGATCGTTCGGGCAGCGGCACGCTGGAAATCTGGCCCGCCCTTCGCACGGCCGCCGTTGCGGTTGCCGCTGTGCTGACCAACCCGGTCGGCCGATTCCGCCTGATGGCTGACGACGCATCGTGGAGCGTCAACAGTGCGTCAATGTATGGCATCAGCTTCACGGCGATGGAGGCGTTCTAATGGCGCGCAGTATCCCTGTCGGCCTCTTGACGGCACTGACCGGCGCGGCGATCCAGCCGTATTACGCCGTGGAGATGATGTTCGACACGGCCCCGGTGCGGTTCTGGTCCGGCCTCGGCGACCGAGTGATTGAGGGCAACACATACCTCGGGGCCGGAACGCTCATGCGCATCAGTGACCTTGAGGAAGTCGGTGATTTGTCGGCCAAGTCGGCCACGATCACCATGAGCGGCATCCCATCGGAAATGGTATCATTGGCGCTGACCGAACCTTATCAGCGGCGGTTGTGCCGAATCTTGCTCGGCGAGGTCAGCGCTTCGGAAGCGATTGAGATGTTCTCCGGCAAGATGAACACCATGACGATTGAAGACGCTCCTGAATCTGCGATTATCTCGCTGACCATTGAGTCCAGGCTGATTGAATTGGGTCGGGCCAAACCGCGCCGATACAACCACGAAAGCCACATCGCACGGTATCCCGGCGACAACTTCTTTTCCTATGTGGCAGACCTTCAAGACAGGCAGGTGTCATGGGGTCGCAAGCAAGCCTAAACGCTTATCTGCGCGAGGTGGCGCACCTGCCGTTCCGCCTGTATCGGCACGACTGTCTGACGTTCACCAACGAAGCGTGGCGGCGCATGCACGGTCATGGGTGGGCCGATGATTGGCTCGGTCGATACACTGCGGCCCGGACGGACAAAGACCTGCGCGCAGAGTTCGGGTTTGATACACTTGAAGCGGCTGTCAGCGCCCGCCTCAAGCCCTGTGTGGGTATCCCGCCGCGTGGCGCACTCGTGACGGGCATCAGCGCGGGTGGGTGGCTGACGGGCCGCGCGTTCGGCATTGCGCTCGGGTCAAATGCGGCGTTCCTTTCCGGGCCGGGTGTGATATACCAGCCGATAACCGACATCCTGAACGCTTGGGTTGAACCATGACGCCATTGAAACGACAGTTGCTCGGCAGCACATCCCCTGTGGTGCATGACCCTGCGACGGTTGGGGCAGCTATTATCACCGGATTGGGTGGGACTGCCGCTACCGCAGCGTCTGTCATTGCGTTCAACGTGACAGTGGGTGCGGTTGTTGGTTACATTGCGATCAGCGCCGTCACGTCGCTTGCTCTGCGCGCTCTCATGCCAAAGCAAAGCCTGTCGTCCGGTATGCAAGGGTTGCTCACCAACAACCTCGATGGCACGGCGGCGCAACACTACGTTTACGGGCAGGTGCGCAAGGGCGGCACAGTGACGTTCTATGAAGCGACGGGTGCCAACAACAAGTTTCTGCACATGGTCGTCTGCCTTGCGGGTCATGAGGTTGACAGCATCGGCAGCATCTATCTGAACGACAAGGTGGTGACGCTGGACGCGAACGGCTTTGTCACATCCGCGCCGTGGAATTCCAAGGTCCGCATCAAAAAGCATCTGGGGTCAGAGACGCAAGTTGTCGATCCCGATCTGGATGCCGAAACCAGCGCAACCGCATCGTTCCGGGGCCGCGGCATCGCGTATCTCTATGTCCGCTTGGAATACGATCAGGATGTGTTCACCAACGGCATCCCGTCCGTCACGGCGGTGGTGAAGGGCAAGAAAGTCTATGACCCGCGCACGGGCACGACTGTGTGGTCATCCAACGCCGCGCTATGCGTCCGCGACTATCTGGTTGATGCGCGTGGCCTCTGGGACGCAGGGGGCATTGACGATACGATGCTGGCCGTTGCCGCGAACGTGTGTGACGAAGGCGTTGCGCTTGCGGCAGGTGGGTCTGAGAAACGCTACACCATGAACGGCGTCATCGTTTCGGATGTGACCCCCGGTGCCGCGCTGCAACAGATGATGACGGCCTGTGCAGGGACGCTGTTCTGGGGTCAAGGCGCATGGAAGCTGAAACCTGCCTATTACACTCCGCCCGTCAAGACATTCACGCTGGACGACCTGCGCGGCCCGATCACGTTGCAGACCCGCGGCAGCATGTCCGAAGCCTTCAACGCAGTGCAGGGGACGTTCAACGACGCGGCGCAGGATTGGGTCACGGTGGATTATCCGAAGCTGACCGGTGCGACGTTCGTGACGGAAGACGACGGGGTTGAATCCGCAATCGACCTTGAATTGCCGATGACCACATCCTCGGCGACCGCACAGCGCATTTCCAAGCTGGCCCTATTCCGGGGCCGGGAACAGATGACGCTCTCTGCCGACTTCGGGCTTGCCGCTCTTGAAGTGCAGGTGGGCGACATCGTTGCGTTTACCAATCCGCGCTACGGGTGGACCGCCAAGGAATTTGAGGTTGTCGGTTGGAAATTCTTCACCGACTCGCAGGGCGGCGAGATGCGTGTGAACCTGTCGCTGCGGGAAACCAGCGAGGCCGCTTTTGATTGGGCCGCCGATGAATCGGAACTGGCCGCCAACAACACCAATCTGCCCGATCCTTGGTCCGTTCCCGGCATCGGCATTGCGCTGACGACCGAATCACGAATCATCTACGAGAAGCTGACCAACACCATCACGGTCAACGTCACGACCGCATCGGGCGAATACGTTGAACGGGTCGAGACGCAATTCAAAGCGTCTGGCGACACGGAATGGAAAGCTGTCGGCACAGGCTCACCCGGCAAATACGAGATCATGGATGTCGGCGACGGCCTCTATGATGTTCGCTCTCGCGCATATAACCAATTTGGTGTGCGCGGTGAATGGACCTACTATTACAGCTTCCAAGTCGCAGGTCTGGCCGCGCCGCCGCAGGATGTTGTGGGCCTGCACGGTTATGTCTCGGGCGGCACCATTGTTCTTGAATGGAACGCGGTCGCCGATCTGGATCTGTCGCACTACATCGTGCGCTATGCCATTGAAGAAACCGGTGCGACCTTCGCTAACGCCACGACGGCGGTGGAAAAAGTATCCCGGCCCGCGACCAGTGTGATCATCCCGGCCCGCCCCGGAACGTATATGATCCGCGCCGTTGATAAGACGGGCAACATGTCGCCGACCTATACCTCGGTGGTCCTGACCGCTGCGGCCTTTGAGCAATTCACCAACACGTTGTCCCTGACCGACAGTCCGACATTTGCCGGGACCAAGACGAACTGTTCGGTGGTCAGCAGCGCATTGCGCATCACCTCGGGCCTGCTCGGGACGTATCAGTTCTCAAACTATATCGACACCGGCGCACCGCGTCGCATCCGTGCCAGAACCGATGTGACATTGCTTCGCTATGACCCGTCGGCAGGTCTGTTTGACGCACTGCCGGGTCTGTTTGATGCGCTGCCGGGTCTGTTTGACGACTTCACTGGTGGGTCGAACTATAGCGACACGGATGTGGTGACGTATATCCGGTCCACCAACACCGACCCGGCCGCGTCCCCTGTGTGGAGCGATTGGACCATCTACAAGGGTGGGGATTTCTATGGACGGGCTTTCCAGTTCAAGGTAGATTTGGTGTCCACAGTGGCTGGTGTCACACCCAGCATCACGGCGCTGACTGCCCGCGTCTGGTATAACTGATAGGGGGTGGCTGATGTCCACACATGATTACGTCATTGACAACCAATCCGCGACGGCTTTCCGGGCCGATCTGAACGCGGTGCTGGCCGCCATCGTGACGAACAACTCCGCCGCCGTGGCACCGACAACCACGTTCGCCAACATGATTTGGTATGACACAGCGACGAATATCCTCAAGAAGCGAAACGAGGCTAACAGCGCGTGGATCAGCCTTGGCACGATTGATGAGACTGCCGGGACGTTTACGCCGACGGGCGGCACTGTGGCTATTGCGTCTCAGGCCGAAGCGGAAGCGGGAACCGACAACACCAAGATGATGACACCGTTGCGGGTGGCTCAGGCGATTGACGGATTGGCTGGGTTCAGCACAGTGTCGATCTACGCATCGTCGTCGTCATTTGTCACGCCTGCGGGTGTCACATCGGCGCTTGTTATTGTCGTTGGTGGCGGTGGCGGCGGTGGTGGTGACACATCGGGTAGCGCGGGGGAACCCGGTGGGCGAGGTGGTATCGCGGCGGGAGTGATTTCGGTCAGTGGCACGATGACTGTCACGGTCGGTGCAGGTGGCAATGGTGGCAGTAGTAGCGGCAACGGCACTGCGGGTGGTAGCAGTTCATTTAGCACACTTTCTGCGACAGGTGGTGGCGCGGGAACGCCTTCTGTGGCTGGTGCGGACGGTGACGGAACAGGAGGTTCACTTCGTTCCGCAATGTATCCCGCAGTGTTGGCAGGGGCTTTGGCTACGGCCGGTGCGTTGTCCACCCCGCTAGGCGTCATCGGCGATTGCGAAAACGACCATCGTCTTCCCGGTGCAGGGTCTGCCGCAATCGCATATTCGGTGCAGGTCGGATACGCACCCGGATCATACGGTTCCGGTAAGACAGCGTCCAACACTGCCGCATCTGGCGGCGTCGGTGGCGCCGTGATCATCATCTACTGAGGAACGTGACATGAGATTCGCAGTCATTGAAAAAGAGTTGGTGGTCAACATCGTCTTGGCAGAAAAGCCGTTGGATGATGGATGGATCGCCACTGATGAGGCTGGTCCGGGCTGGACCTACGCGGATGGTGTGTTCTCGCCGCCCGCTCCCATCCCACCAACCCGCGAACAGCAAGAAGCCAACCGCCAAGCCGCCTATACCGCCGAAGCCGATCCGATGTTCTTCAAGTGGCAGGCGGGCGAGGCGACCGAGGCGGAATGGAAAGCCAAGCGGCAGGAAATCCGTGACCGTTATCCTTACCCTGATGAAAAGGCCTGATCATGCCACCAATTGACAAGACTGCGCATTTTCTCGCGGGTGCCGCACTCGCGGCCCTGCCCGCAGCATATGGGTTCCCGTATTGGTGCGGTTTCGCGCTGGCCTGCGTGGCGGGTGCGGCAAAAGAATTGTATGACCTGACTGGTCGCGGCACACCCGATGTGCGGGATTTCATTGTCACGGTCGTTGGTGCCGCAACTGTCCTGCCTCTGGGGGTGATGTGATGACCACAGTGACCGTGAAGCGCGGCGATACGTTCTCCGCCCAATGTCAGCGCGTGGGTGTGGACATCACCGCGACGACCATCCGCAGTCAGATCCGGGCCGGGTCGTGGGTGCAGGAGTTGACCGTCACCAAGACCAATGCCGCCACGGGTGAGTTCACCCTGTCCGCCACCGCCGCGCAATCGGAACTGTGGCCCGTGGGTAACGCGACGTGGGACATTGAATACACCGACAGCGCAGAGGTCCGCAGCACCGAAACGGTCAAGCTGCGCATTGTGGAGGATGTGACCCATGACAACTAACGTCACGCTGACGACGCAGGGCGCTGTCACAACGCTGGTCTTGACCGGCGGCGCACCGGGACAAGGCGTTCCGGTCGGAGGGGCCACAGGACACGCGCTGACGAAGCGCAGCACCACATCCTTCGACACGGAATGGCGCGACCCCAGCGTGCGTGATTCATTCCAGCTTAATACTGGCGCGGGCGCGGTTGCCGACACGGCCGGGAAGATGGTCTGGAACGCGGCCGAGGGCACCATGGACCTGCGGCTGAACGCCAACGTGACGTTGCAAGTCGGGCAGGAACACAACAAGCTGTGCCGCAACGTCAGCGGCGTGACCATCTCGGATGGTGCGGTGGTTCGCATCACCGGATCGAGCGGCACGCACCTGACCGTCGATCTTGCTGACGCATCGGTTGAAGCCACCAGCGCATCAACCTACGGTGTTGTGACTGAAACCATCGCCAACAACGCCAGCGGCTATGTGACCCTGTTCGGTGTGGTGCGGGCCATCAACACCTCGGGCATCCCCGAGGGCGCAACGATTTACCTCTCAGAGACGGCAGGCCAGTTCACTCACATTCCGCCCGTCGCACCTGCGCACCGTGTTGTGGTGGGTCATTGCATCAAGTCCAGCGCCGGGGCCGGGGAAATCTACGTCAAGGTGGACAACGGCTATGAGTTGGAGGAACTGCATGACGTGCTGTTCACCGCGCTGGCCAATGGCGATTTCATTCGGCGCAACACCGCAACGGGCCGGTGGGAAAACAGCAAATCGGTGATGACCACAGTTCCGGCCAGTGCAACGGCAACCGGCACTGCGGGACAAGTCGCCGCCGACGCATCGTATCTCTACGTCTGCGTGGCGACGAACACTTGGCGGCGCGTGGCCCTTACGACGTGGTAAAACCAAGGACGTAATCGAACCAGCGGTGGGTTTCAGTGATCGACCCACCGTTGTAGCATGTCAGATCGGGTTCAACGCCTGCCTCTGACACATGCGACCCAGAAATGCCGCCCCGACCTTCCATGCGGATGATCCGGCCGCCGAAGCTGCGGATCAGCGCCGCCTCATTGTCAAAGCGCACATCCTCGATCACGATCAGCGCGCCGCGCTTGCTGGTGTCCAGCGCGTGCCGCATCAGGTTGACCCAGAAGTCCTCACCGATGCAATGGCGGCCCCATTCCGTCCCGAGGGTCTGCATTGCGTGGCGCGGCGTCTTGCCCAACAACACGGGCGTCGGGACTTCCTTCAAATCGCCCTCGATCATCCGCTCAATGGTGTGGTCATCCAGCAGCGCACCGTGCAGGATGCGGCGCATTGCGTCTTTCAGCGGCTGTGCGAACCGCTTGCGCTGATACCGGTGCGCGTCGTGCAGATACTGTGCCGCGGTGGATTTGCCAGATCCGGCCGCGCCGGACAGGCCGATCAGCTTCACCAGCGGTTTCGATGCAGTCTGGCAGCGCGGCGGCTCAGGATCGGCGACATCCCACCGAAGACCACAGGTGGCGCAGATCATTTCGTCGCCTTCACGGCGTGCAGCAGTATGGTCCATATCAGGCTCCAAATCCGGGCATAGCGTTGCGGTTCATTCCCGGCATCACCGGGCGCGTCTGTGCGGGTGCCACAGGCATTGCCGCAGCGGCCCGAGGCAGCTTGCTCAGGGCATCAGCCAAGGCTTCCTGCGAGGTGTTGCCGGATCCGGTTGCGATGGTCACAGCAGTGCCGGTCACGAGCGTGGCGAAGCACTGGCGCCCCGGCAACGCACTCTTGCCAACGAAGACGCTATGGCACACGCCGTCTCGCAGGAGCGTGTCAACAACTTCTAGAACATTCATCACTTCCCTCCGATGTGCCATTGTCGGCATTGCTTGCAACGATAGGCCACCACGGCAATATCGCGCTTCTTTCGCTTGTTCATGGTGCGGGCCAGTTGTTTGGCCCGCTCGGGCGTCAACTTCTCTTTACCCTGACAGCCCGCTTCCTGATTCATCTATGACCAACTTTTTCGCTTCGTTGATGTAGTAGAGCCAATTTACATTATCCCAGCGGAACGCTCTAGCATCATTTGTCAGCGTTGTGGTCCAGCCCTTCTGCACCGCAAACTCGCGTTCCGGCCCGCCCTTCAACCCCGGCATGAATTTGGTCAGGTGCGTGCCGTCCGTCGAAACGTAATAGCGGCTGGTGTTCTGCACTCGTGTCTCGCCGTGCATCAACCGGCTGGACCGTGGCACCTTGATCGACAACATGAAGTCGAACGGGTCGCGGTGCTGCATGATAAAGGTTTCGACCGGAACACCGTGAACCATCTGCGCTTCGGCCGCCATGATGGACACACGATTGCTGTGGTCCTTATGCCAACCGAGTTCTCGCGTTGTTGGGTTTTCCAGCGGCGTCTCATAGGCGTAAGCGCCGATACGTTTCAGGCTCTTGTCCTTCTTTTTCACGGCGATGTAGGAGTTCACATCACGGATGAACATCGCGTCATACTGGACCGATTCCAGTTCAAGCCCGGTGCGTGCTTCCCATGCCTTACAAACTTCCTTCATCCATTCAACGTGGTCCTTGCGGACCATCACCGTGATGCCGTCGGTGTTGGCTTGGATCATCCGCACCTGACCCGCGCCAAGCCATTCCGCCAACATGCACAGCATAAGCTGACCGTTGATCGTGATGCTCATGGTGTATTGCGGGTCATAGAAGGGGCTGTATTTGTTGTTGCTGTCACCATAGACGCCGTTCAGGGCCAGTTTCAGCATGGCGTTCTCAGCCGTGCCTTTCTTGTATCCCTGCCGCATGTCGTAAACATCTTTGTAGATGTCGCAAAATGATTCACTCAGGTGCGCCGGGAACACGCGGTTGCTGATACCGAGGTTCGGATAGAACGACGCCACATCCCAATCCCAGATTTCCCAATCGTCCGTCTCACGCACCACCGTTGATTCAATCGACCCATGGATGCCGCCCGTGCCGAAGTGGTAGGTGAAGCCGTTCACTGTGGCCGTCACGCCCTTGAAGACGCCCTTGGTTTCCACCGTCTCGCTCAGGCTGTCTTCGATCATCTGACGCGACAGCACCTGCGATTCCAGCCATGTCTTGACCCGGATAAAGTCCGGCTCGTTGAATGTCACACGAGGGCTGATCACGTCCCGCAGCGCGATGGTTTCGCGCTTGGTCTGCAACGGCTGCCGACGACCATTGACCCGCGCGTAGCAGGGCGTTCCGGCTTTCTCCAACTGCATCTCAAAGAACTTCTTGCCGATCTTCGTGTCGTTCATATTGATGACATCGCCAAGGTCACGATACCGCTCTGCAAGCTGGTCGCGGAAGGCGATCTGTTCCAACGTCATGTGGTAGAACTTCAACGTCTCCGACACGTCGTGGCACATGTAGTTGATGATTTCCGTCTTCTGTGCCGAGGTTGTCGGCTGGTCAGGCGGATAGGGCAGGTCCACGACCGTGGCGCTGCGCATGTTGATTTCCAGCTTCTTGAGGCTGGTGGACCGGGCCTTGTTGTCAAAGTGGTGGATTAGATACAGGTCGCCTTGGGTCGCAATTCGATCTGATGCCCACACCTGATTGGTCCAGCGGTTCTCGGCAAAGATGATGTCGGTGCCGCGCTTGTGCGCGTCATAGGGCGTGAATGACCAATTCTGGCACAGCGAGTGGATGACCGGATAGTCAAAGCCGACGTTGTTGAAGCCGAACATCCGGGCCTTGGTGTCACGCAACCAGTGAATGAAGGCCACGAAGTCGCGCGATTGGTCGCGCCGATCCGACACCTCAAAGATGAACCGGGTCCGCGTCTTCACATGCGTGATGTCGGCGCAGAACAGATCGTAATAGGTTTCGATGTCATAGATCCAGTCGGTATCGGGGATGTTGCTCACCACAACCACTCCGCCAGTTTCAGGCCACATGCGAAGCCGACGCCCCATACAAGCCCTTGCGCAATTTGACCCAGAATGTGCCCAATCAGTCGTGCCATCTCATCCTCCTGTGTGAAGCGAGGCGGGCCGTGAAGCCCGCCCCTGTGGTTATCAGCGCGACAGCGTGGGCGGGCCCGCCAAGATGCCGGTGTGCGGCACAACGCCCGGAACGCTACCACCGGATGCAATCCCCGGAGCGGCACCGGGAATACCCGGCATTGCGGCAGGAACCGTCGGCGCGGGGGCCGGGGCACCACCCGGCAGACCCGGCAAACCCGCAGGAGCGGGCGCACCACCGAACGCAGCACCCATGCCGGAAGTGCTACCCAAGGGGCGCGCACCGGGCGGCAAGGCGGTCGGGGCCGCAGCACCACCGAACGCTGACGCAGCGTCAATACCGCCACGGATCTCATCGCCCTCGGCGATCAGGCGCATGACGTTGCCGTTCACATAGATGCCTGCGCGATCACCCGGCTGTTCGTTGCTGCCGATGTTGCCCGCCACCTGCACATAGAAGCCGCGCTTGATGATGGCCGGGTCGATTTCGGTGAAGGCCGGATCGGGACCAACCGCTTTCGGCGGATACATGGACGAGAAATACACCACGAAACAGTTCTTGGTATGCTCGTTGATGGCGCCCTGTGCGTTCGGCTTGTCGCCATCCGACACCTTCATGGAGAAACCCTGCATGGTGCTGAACCAGTTGGTCATGCGGGTCAAGGCGTTCTGGTCGCGGGCCATGGCACCAGCGAGGAAGGGATACCACTGCTCGGTCAGCATCGGCCAGATAGCAGCCTTCTCGAAGGCCACACCAAATTCGTAGCGTTGCTTCTCAGCCGGGATTTCCCGGTTGTCGCTGTCCTTGGTGCGCTTTTCAGTGATTGAACCGTTGACGAAACGGCCAACAACGGGGGTGAAAAAGTCGAGACGTTCACTCATGGGCTTCTCCTTACTTGGTGACGTGTTTGACGGCCCACATGACCGCCTGTTCAATGTTGGTGATTGCCAACGACATTTCACGACTGCCGCCGATCTGTTGGCAAGCAGTGATGAACTCCGCGCCGAGGTCTTTCAGTTTGACCATCTGCGCCTTTTCGTCATCGGACAACACGCGATATGTGTGCCTGACGGCATTGTTCGCCGTGCGGTCGTCCGATTCACTACGAATGTCACTCATGGGGTGTATCCTCTCAGTATTTTTTGCCGCCATCGGCAGCACGGGTTTCAAGTTTGTGATCCAACCGCGAACGGTTGTATCGGTTCTTCTCGATCAGCGCCCCGGCCACGTCCAGCCCGAGGGCCGCAGCGGTGTCCAAGATGCGGATGATGCAGTCGGCAAACTCCACTTCGCGACCGTCGCGGTGCGGCAGCTTGTCGTCTTTCAGTCCTTTCCGGTCGGCTTCAAGCGCCTCGGAAAGTTCGCTGTGCATGAGGGCCACAACCTCACCGAAGTTGCGGGTTATCGGCTCACCCGTCTTGGGGTCACGATACCATCCGGCTTTCTGTGCGGTGTCGTGTGCCAGATCCTGTGCGGTGCGAAGGGCGTGCCACACCGCAAATTCCTCTCCACTCATGTCCAGTGGGATAATCAGCATGATCACATCCCCAATGCGGATTTATACATGTCAAGGATGGCTTCTTCCTCGGCAACGTCGTCGGCCTTGCGCTTGCGCAGCGCGATCACCTTCTTCATCACCTTGGTGTCATAACCACGACCCTTGGCTTCGGCAAACAGATCGGAGATGTCGCCTTGCAGCGCCTGTTTCTCCGAGGTCAGTTGTTCTGCGCGTTCAATGAACTGACGGAGTTCGTCAGCCGTCACGCTGTTGTGTCCGGGCATTGCATCCACTGTGGTCATCCTCCAAATTTAGCGGCCAAGTAACCTTCCGGCATGGCCTTGAGTTTCGCTTTGGTTCGTGGCGTCTCGGTCAGGGACGCCAACAGTTTCGGGTCCGCACCTTGGCGTTCAAGTTCCGCTGGTGTGACCATCTTCCCAGCCGTCGGGTCGATCCCCGTCAGCATGTGAATCGTTTTCGCATCGAACTTCCAACGGCGTTGACCGTATCCCGATTCGATGTGCCAACCGGGGATATGTTCGCCACGGATCAGTCGCGCTTCCGCTTCGGCCGTGATGGCATCGCGCCGACCCTTGAACATAGCTTCTGCCAGATCCAAGAAAGCCAACTCAGCAGCCATTTCCGCCGCAGTCAAATGCCGCTCTTGTGCGGGCAGCATCTGCGTCACGGCGCGGTAAACCTCATGCGCCACAGCAAAGCACTTCCCTGCCGCATCACAACGGCGGCAATGCTCCCCGGCAACGCACATCGCCGTCTCGCTTTGGGTCGCCTGCGCAGCGGTTTCGATCATCACAATGTCGGCCAGCAACTCCTGCACCGTCATGCTGCGCGTCCGATAGATGCCGGACGGGTGTGCGGCGCGCGGCTGGTAGATACCAAGCTGGATGCGGTTGATGGCCACACCAGCGGCGATCAGCGCGCGATAAAGCGCCCCGGCGTAGATCCTGACTTGCGGCGTTGACGGTTCGACAATCTCAAAGCCGTATTTCAGATCGTCAACGAACAGTGTGCCGTTGTCGCAGACCGCCGCAGCATCGGGAGTGCCCTGCACCAATTCATTCAATACCACGCGGCGTTCCGCATGGATGGCGCCGCCATGCGACCGGAGCATCTGGACATAGCCGTGGATGTGGTTCGCCATGGCCCGGTCAACGACCCAGCCGTTTTCATGCACAGCGCCCACCAGATCGGCCGTGGAGGGGGCTTCCCCCATCAGGACCATCTCTGCCACCCAAGCCGCGCAGGTGCCCTCACGGGCCGGATCTGACGGCATTTCAGGCGGTAGCGTCGCGGCGAGGCGCGGGTATCCGGCGCAATTGATCCAGATATGAGCGGATGAGGGGCGTAGGATCATGGGCTAAGTTCCACACCACGACCATTGCGCAGCGCCCAGAACATGTGACGGTTGAGCCACTTGCGATGAATCAGGTCGTTGTGGTCAATGTTGTGGGTCGTCTCAACCGTATCAGGATCGTTGGTGTGGAACGTCGTCACGGTGATCGGGCAGGGTTGGTGGGTCATGGTGCGCTCACGATAAGGGGTTGGGGTGGGACGGCCCATCACAGGCCGCCCCGCTGCCGGTTTACGACAGTTCGGGTTCGATCTGGCACAGGTCGCCAAACAGATTGGCGCGGGCCGATTCGTTGGTGTTGAACACGTTGAACGAAGCGGCCGGGTCAGCGACGCCGGAGTGCTTGGCGTAAAGACCGGCCAGAACCTGTTCGGTGATCATGGCGCGGGTAATCATGCCGCTGATCTTCTCAATCACGCGGTCAAGACCGATCGGTTCCGGCGCGTCGGCGGGCAGTGCAGCAGCCGTGGGCATCCCCGGCATACCGGGCAGCGTCATGGCAGGTGCAGCAGCGGTCGGCAGATCGACCGGGGCAGCGACGTTGCCGCCACGGGCCTTGAACGCAGCGCGGGCCGCTTTGGCTTCGTCACCCTTGCCGCGCTTCGAACGCCACAGACCGTCTGCGGTGAACGACGGCGGGTCGGAATGGACCGCAGCGTCATAAGGCATACCGTCGCCGTCAACAGCGTCGGCCGACACAGCAGTTTCGGTTTCCGGCTCGGCGGCCGGAGCGGGCATCTCGGCGACGGTGCGGGCTTCTGCGACAGGCGAGGTCATTGCCGCAGGCGTCTCATCAACGGTGCGAGTTTCACCGCCAAGGTGCGCCCGCAGTTCGTCTTCGCTGTCGAATTGGTAGGTCAGTTGAAGTTTCATGTCATCTCCGTGGTTTGAGTTTGTGGGTTGACAAGATCGGATAATAAGAGCTAATTCGAATAACACAAGAGGAAAAAATGCAGCTTCGACCGTATCAGCAAAAATTGAAAGACGACTGCTACGCCGCGTGGCGGGCCGGGGCGCGCAATAACGTATTGGTGCTGCCAACGGGCGGCGGCAAGACTGTGGTCATGGGGTCCATCGCCAAAGATCAGACCAGTCCGGGTTGCGTCATTGCGCACCGCACGGAACTGGTGGGTCAGATCAGCTTGACTATGGCCCGTTACGGCATCCAGCACAACGTGATCGGGCCGTCCAGCACGGTTAAGTTCTGCATCACCCAGCACATCAACGAGTTGGGGCGCAGCTATTACAGCCCGCGCGGCCTCGTGACCGTTGCTGCGGTTGATACGCTGATGGCGCGGGCCGATTCAATTGGTCAGTGGGCCGCTGATCAGCGGTGGTGGATGATTGATGAATGTCATCACGCGGTCCAAGGCAATAAGTGGGGAACGGCTGTCAGCATGTTCAGCAACGCAATGGGCTGCGGTGTGACGGCCACACCCCTTCGGGCTGACCGCAAATCATTGCACGCCGATCAGGGTGGTGTGTTCCACAACATGATCGTCGGCCCGTCCATGCGCGAGTTGATCGACGCCGGATCGTTGTGCGACTACCGGATCTTCGCACCGCCAACATCAATCGACGTGTCTGGCGTCAAGATCGGTTCGACCGGGGATTATTCGCAGCCGGGTCTGCGCGAAGCGGCGCACAAATCCAAGATCGTCGGTGACGTGGTGTCGCACTATTTGCGGCTGGCCAAGGGTATGCGCGGCATCACCTTCACGGTTGATGTGGAACAGGCTAACGAGTTGGCGCAGGCTTTTGTTGCGGCAGGTGTTCCGGCAATGGCGGTCAGCGCCAAGACGCCGGACGACATCCGGGCCGCCGCGGTGAAGAAACTGCGCGACGGCACGCTGATGCAACTGGTCAACGTCGATCTATTTGGCGAGGGCTTCGATGTTCCTGCGGTGGAAGTGGTCCAGATGGCCCGACCCACAATGTCATATGGCCTCTACGTCCAGCAATTCGGTCGTGCGCTGCGGACACTTCCCGGCAAGCAACGCGGTCTGATCATTGATCACGTCGGCAACGTGAAGATGCACAATCTTCCCGATTCGCCGCGCCAATGGTCGCTCTACGCCGAAGAACGCGGCAAGCGTGGCGCGATTGATCCTGATGTGCTGCCAGTTTCGACCTGCGTTGCGTGCTTCCAAGCGTTTGAAGCGAAGACCCGGACCTGCCCGTTCTGTGGTCATACGCCGGAGCCTATGGGCCGCAATAAGCCGGAGTTTGTCGAAGGCGATCTGATGGAATTGGACGCCGAAACACTGGCCGCCATGCGCGGCGAGATTGCGCGAATCGACGGGCCGCCGCTGGTGCCGGGGCACCTTGATGCGATTGCCACACGGCGGTTGGAGAACGTCTGGCGCGACAGACAGGACGCACAGCACGACCTGCGCCATGCCATCGCGGTGTGGGCCGGTGTGTGGCGCGACAAGGGCGCGAATGACACGGAGATTTATCGTCGGTTTTTCTTCCGTTTCGGAACCGACATTGGAACAGCGCAGACGCTCAACCGGGCCGATGCGGAACAACTCAGAGGAAGGATTGAAGAAACATGGACGACCGAGTGACAATCAAGCCCACTATGGACGCAGCAGGACTTGCAGCCCGGTATGAGATGGCGTTGCAGGCAATCGTCGCGCTGGGAACCAGCGCCAGCCCGTTGATAATGGCGCAAATCGCCAACCGCGCATTGGACGTGACGATTGTGGTGCAGACGACCCGCGCACCCGATCCGCGGCGGGGTATCTGACATGGACGACGGACGCTTGATGGCCGCAGCGCATATCTGCCGGTGGCGCGGCTGGACGACCCGGCACTATTCAATCTTGGAACACATGATCGTCGGCACTGAGGTGTTGGAACAGATGAAAGCACCGGAGAATGTCCAGCGGTGGTTCCTGTTGCACGACATGCACGAGACGGAAGTCTGCGGTGACATCCCCACGCCCGACAAGGCGCGGTATTGCAACATCGCGTTCGATCTGGCCTGCGAGGATTACGACAATCGGTTGCGTGACACCTACGGCGATCTGGTGCGCCTGACCGCTGCGGAACGCCTTATGGTGAAGGACATGGACCACGCGATGATGGTCGTGGAACATGCGCTGGTGTCGTCGCGAATCTGCCCGGATGTGCCTCGGCCAGACGGCAGTGTGATGCAGAACCTCATCAACCGCTACATTCCCACGAGCGGACCGTCCGCGCGTATTCTCGTGGCGCAGTGGCACCGCAACGCCAAGCGACTGGGGATGTGGTGATGGGAAAGGCGACTTTGATCATCGGTGGTCAATCGGATGAGTGGGAACGCAACGACGCGGACTTCTACCCGACACCCGACGATTGCACGACGGCACTGATCAATGCTGTGCCATCGCTCCTGACAACGGGAGTGATCTGGGAACCGGCGTGCGGGGACGGGGCGATCAGCAAACTGTTGACGCAACGCGGTGCAACGGTTGTTTCTACCGATCTGCACGACCGCGGCTTCGGGATGGTGGGTGTGGACTTCCTGAAAGCGCGCAACGTCTTCGGGGCGAAAACGATCATCACCAACCCGCCTTTCTTTCTGGCCGAGGATTTCATCCGGCACGCTACGGGAATGGGTGTCTATGTTGCAATGCTCCTGAAAGGGACATATTGGCATAGCGCGCGGCGGCTGAAACTGTTTGAGGACACGCGTCCCGCGATGGTGCTGCCAATGACATGGCGGCCCAATTTCGCACCGAACCGGGGCAAGTCTCCCACCATGGAGTTTTGCTGGACGGTATGGGGCGCCGGTCAATCTTCCCGCTGCGAATATACCCCACTGAGGAAACCAGCATGAGCGAGATGGCCACACAGCAGCGCATCCGCCTGATGGCGGCACAGCGCGGGACGCCCCTGTTGCGCAACAACTCCGGCGCCTGCACCGACCAGACCGGCCGCACCATCCGTTATGGGTTGGGCAACGACTCGGCTCGGATCAACGCTGCGTTCAAGTCGTCTGATCTGATCGGCATCTGGCCCGTGACAGTGACGCCCGACATGGTAGGGCAGACGCTCGGCTTGTTCTTTGCCGTCGAAGTCAAGCGGCCCGGTTGGAGGTTGACCGATGGGGACGAACGCGGGCAGGCTCAAGCGGCGTTTGGGCGCTGGGTTCAATCACATGGCGGGGTGTTCACATTCGCCACCAATGAGAAGGATATTTGGCGGTGATAGCGGTTTGGTTTTCATGCGGTGCCGCAAGTGCGGTCGCGCTCAAGTTGACCGTTCAACTTTTTGGGCGCGAAAACGTAAGGGCTGTGAACAATCCAATCTTGGAAGAAAACCCAGACAATCTTCGTTTCGCGCGAGACGTAAGTGAATGGGTCGGCATTGAAATTGAATACGCAGTCAATTCGAAATTCCCTTCCGGTAGTGCGCGCGAAGTATGGGAAAAACAAAGATACATGTCTCATCCGAAGGGTGGTGCACCATGCACCTTAATGTTGAAGAAACACGCGAGACAGCAATGGGAAAACGAGAACCGTTGTGATTGGCATGTCTTCGGCTTCACATCAGATGAGCGAAAGCGCCATGATCGTTATATTGCGACGGAGCGGGAAAATGTCCTACCAATCCTTATTTGGGCGAACCTGACCAAAGAGGATTGCGCTCGCGTTATTCAGTCAGAGGGTATTTATCTTCCAGAGGCATATCGGCTTGGTTATCCGAACGCAAACTGCATCGGATGCGTTAAGGCAACAAGCGCGACATATTGGAATTTGGTGCGAGAAACAAACCCTGACGTTTTTGCTGACCGCGCCGAACAATCTAGGCGTATTGGCGCTAAACTAGTCCGCGTCAAAGGAAACCGAGTGTATCTGGACGAACTGCCAGTTAATGCCAAAGGTCGCCCCCTGAAATCAATGCCCGATTGCGGCACAATCTGTGAGGAATGGTCGTGACAAAACTGACCAATGAACAACGCCGCGCAGTCATCATGACCGCGGGGCTTCGAATCGCGCTCGATACGGGCCTATGGGCCGTGGCGCACAGCACCGTGGCAAAGCGTTGCGTGGTGCCCACCAGCACGGCCACGGTGAAGCATTACTTCGCAACCAAAGCCGATCTGTGGCGCGCAATTATCTCGCTGGACACGACCGGCGCGGTGCGGGCCGAAGCGGAAAGCATGGGCTGGGTTGAGTGATGACCGCGTATTACAACGAATTTGACCCGAAGGCCGCGGCGTGGCTGCGCGAACTCATCAAACAAGGCCACATCGCACCCGGCATTGTGGACGAACGGAGTATTTCAGATGTCCGACCAATTGACCTCAAAGGTTTCACCCAGTGCCATTTCTTTGCCGGGATTGGGGTGTGGTCTTATGCCCTCCGTCGCTCCGGCTGGGCCGATGACCGTCCTGTTTGGACCGGAAGCTGCCCGTGCCAGCCTTTCAGCAGCGCAGGTCGCAGAGGCGGGGTTGATGATGAGCGGCACCTCTGGCCGCACTGGCATCATCTCATCAGCCAGTGCCAGCCTGCAATCGTCTTTGGAGAACAGGTTGCGTCAAAGGACGGCCTCGGTTGGCTCGACCTTGTATCAACTGACATGGAAGCCACGGGCTACGCCTTCGGGGCGGCAGATTTGTGCGCTGCGGGCGTCGGCGCGCCGCACATCCGTCAACGACTGTTCTTCGGAGCAAAGCGGCTGGCCGACGCCGACATTGCAGTCAAAGGAATGGTCGGAGCAGGCGGTATCAAATTGGGTGACGGGGAAACAGATCGGGACACATGGATTGGACATCGGGGCGGCAGCGGTGATGGCGGGATGGCCGACGCCGACGACAAACACATCGTCGCAACCAGAAACACACAGAGGCTTGGAGACATTGGCGGGTCAGTCCCGTCTGGCGGCGTGGAACACCCCTCGGGCGACGGACGGCAGCAATGGCGGGCCGAACCAAGCGGGCGGGGCGCTTCCAGCGGATGCCGCATTGTCGGGCTGGCCGACGCCGAATACACCATCGGGCGGGCGGTCAGTCAGCACGGAGAAAATGGACGCCACGGGGCGCACGGTGGACGGGAAGAAACACACAGCGTCTCTGGAACATGCTGTGAAATTCGCGGACGGACCAGCCCGACTAACGGCCACTGGCGAGATGCTGACTGGCTCTACTGCCGGGATGGAAAGTGGCGGCCAGTTGAACCCGGCACATTCCCGCTGGCTCATGGGTCTGCCGCCAGAGTGGGACGACTGCGCGGTTACGGCAATGCAATCGTTGCCCAAGCAGCGCAAACCTTCATTGAATCCTTCATGGAGTCTTGATCCCATGTGGCCCTTCAAAATCCGGCTGTTCAATCTCTCCACCATGCGCGCCTTTGAAGTGATGGCATGGTGGAACGGAGCGACAAAGCTGCGGATGTGGCTCGGGGATGTCGATATGACGACGCGCCGTGTCCACAACTGCCCGCACATCATCATGACAGGATACGCCGCAAAATGATGCCGCAACGCTACATCAACTATCGTCTGCAAGCGAAGCCGGACTCGCCGAAGATGGACAAGATCCCGTGCGATGCAGCGGGTGGTCCGATCAATCCACATGACCCTTCGCAATGGATGACATATGAAGCGGCCGCGGCGCGCGTCGGCGGCGCGGTGTCTGGGGTCGGCTTCATTCTGAACGGTGACGGCTGGTTCTGTATCGACCTCGATGCGTGCCGTGACGCGACGACCGGGCAATACACCGACAGCGCTGTGGCCATCTACCGGTCATTCCCCGGCGCGCTGGCCGAAGTGTCGGTATCCGGCACCGGCCTGCACATCTTCGGACGCTGCGACCCGTCGCGGCTGGCCGACCGGCGCAACAAGTGGGATGGCGACAAGGAATGGTATCACACCGGCCGCTTCATCGCGCTATCGCCGAACGGGTTGCAGCCCATCGGTGAACGGTGGATCGACACCGACTGGACGGACCAGTTGCTGCGCTTTGTTCCGCGCCGTGCCGATGCGGACGGTGTGCTGCCGACCGAGGTTGACCCATCCTATACCGGGCCGACCGATGACGATGCTCTCATTGCGCTGATGTTGCGGTCCAGTAGCACGGCGGCGCGCTTCGGCAGCGGAGCATCGGCGGCCGACCTGTGGAACGCCAATGCTTCGGTTTTGGCCCGCGTCTATCCGGCATACGACGGCAACGGCGGCTTTGATCACAGCAGTGCCGATGCGGCCCTGTTGTCGCATCTGGCGTTCTGGACTGGCAGGGACATGGCCCGGATGGACCGACTGTTCCGGCGTTCGGGCCTGATGCGGGACAAATACCGTGACAGGGAAGACTACCGGCGGGATTCCATCGGCGGCGCGGTGCGCATGTGCAAAAAGGTCTACGACGTTCCTGCCAAGACCATGCCCGCTCCGGCCCCGACCAAGGGCCACGAGATGTTCATGACCGTGACCGAGATGCTGGTCCACTTCAAAGGCTGCGTCTATATTCGTGACCTCCACAGGGTTTTGGTTCCCGATGGCGCGTTGCTCAAGCCGGAGCAATTCAACGCCACCTATGGCGGCCACAGCTTCCAGATGCTGCCGGACGGGACGAAGCCGACACGCAAGGCGTTTGAGGTGCTGACCGAGGGCATCGCGCACCGCTTCCCGCAAGCCAAACGCCCGGTGTTTCGGCCAGACATGCCGACCGGCACAATCCTGCCCGATGAGTCTGTGAACATCTATGTGCCGCCGATGATCCGGCGCGTTGCGGGCGATGTGACGCCGTTCATGACGTTTCTGACCAAGCTGTTGCCGTCGCGCCGGGACCGGGACATCCTGTTGGCGTTTATGGCTGCCTGCGTTCAGTATCCCGGCGTCAAATTCCAGTGGGCGCCTGTGCTGCAAGGGACCGAGGGAAACGGGAAATCGTTGGTCGCAAGCTGCGTGGCCTATGCGCTGGGCCTTGATTATGTCCATGAGCCTCGGGCGTCGCAGTTGGCGGAGAAATACAACGGCTACCTTGAAGCCAAGTTGTTGATGATCGTGGAGGAAATCCACATGGGCGGGCGTCGTGAGATGCTGGATGAATTGAAGCCCTATATCACCAACCGCCGCATCGAATTGCGTGGTATGGCGCAGGAAAAGCGCATGATCGACAACGTGGCGAATTGGTTCTTCTGCACCAACCACAAAGACGCCGTGTTGAAGTCAAAGAACGACCGTCGCTATGCCGTTTTCTTCACCGCGCAACAGTCGGCCGAAGACATCGAACGCGACGGTATGGCTGGTGGGTTTTTCCCGGCGCTCTATCAGTGGCTGCGTGTGGACGGCTATGCGCACATGGCGGAATGGTTGATGACCTATGCCATCCCCGATGAATTGAATCCTGCGACCATGTGCCACCGCGCGCCGGAAACCAGCACCACGGCCGAAGCGGTTGCGGCCAGCACCGGGACGATTGAAGCCGAGATTGCCGAAGCCATTGAATCGGATACGGTCGGCTTCCGGGGCGGCTGGATCAGCAGTCACATGCTGGATCGGTTGTTGCGTGAGCGGGGCTTCAAGCTGTCGCGTCCCAAGATCGGATCGATCCTGAACGACCTTGGATACAAGCAGTGGGGCAGGGCAGCGCGACCCATCATCCGTGAAGACGCCAAGCGGCCGGTGCTGTGGTGCCGTGACGGGGCCGAACCGGATTACAACGCTGCGCAGGGACCGGGGTATGTGTAAAAAAATGGGCCGCAGCGATGCGGCCCTAGTCATTTGGCAGGCGGTGATTCGTGAGGGAAGCGTGGTGAGATGGGCCGTAGCGCACAGTCCGATCATCGACCAAATACAAAGCCAACCCGTGACGGTTTCTTGGTGTATTTGCTTCCCTCACCTGACGCTCATATCAGCGCGGTTTGTGGCTTTCAAGTGCCTTTTGGATGGCCACAGGGTTGGCGGAAAATGCCTTGACGCGCTTGGTGCTCGGCGGCGGAAGATCCACGCGCCGGGGCGATACCTTGTTGGGTGATGTCAACCCCATCGCCAGCGTCACACCATGACGCGCGCACGCCACACTGATGGATGACTGGTGGTATCCGTAGTGACGGGCTGTTTGGGCAATGCTCCACCCTTGACGGGCAGCGGCTTCAAGCATGTCTTTGGAGATTGTTCTGCGCATTTCTAACTCTGTCTTCTAGGTTTCTATATGCCACGCCACCTTTGCGGATG